AAATACTTTAAAACCGAACTACGTCGTATTATGAACACTGCTGACGGTAAAGCGTTTAGAGCAGCGTTTAGAGATGCACGTGCTAGAGGTGTTAATGTAAGGCTACAGGATTTTCAAAACCTTCACATTGAAATTGATCGAGTATTGAAGCTTGCTAAAGAAGCTGCAATTGCTGAAATTGATATCGAACGTGGTGGTGCTATCTCTCAGAGACGATTTGAAGAAAAATCCATTCAACTTTATTCTAGACAAGGAAACATTGACAGAGCTGAAGAGTTTTTACAAGAAACAAAGCAGCAGGGTCTTTATTGACTAATAAATTATGACAAATTCTAATCCTTGCGGTTTAGTTAAAATTGAATATCAAGGAGACGGTAATACCACAACATTTTCTTTTCCTTTTAAGTACTCAAGTACAGAAGATATTAAAGTTTATTTGTGGAATGAAACCACTCTGACGTATGAGCTGACTACAGACTGGTCCTTTTATTCAAACAACAACTCTTTAATTCAATTTAACACCGCTCCTCCAACTCCAACCAATCCAGCTACAATTGATAACATCAGGATTGTTAGAGAAACAGATATTAATCCGCTAAATGCTCGTTTTTATCCAGGAGCATCTATTAAAGCAGATGATCTTAACAGTAATTTTGAACAACTTAAATATGCTGTTGAAGAGACTAGGTGTCAAACAGACATTGATTTTGGTGGGCGTAACCTAGCTGATGATGGGATCAAACTAGATTCAATCGAAGCAGGTGCAGACGTAACAGATGCTACTAACGTAGAAGCTGCTGGCGCAGTTATGGAGTCAGACACTTCTACGATTAATATGCAGTTTGTCAATGACGATACACTTTGGTTTCCAAGTTCGCTGACTAATGCTGCAACTGAACTTCCCACAAGAGAAGGTGTTAAAAGTTTAGTAGATGGAGTAAGTGCTGCGTTTAATCAAATACTTGCAACCCAGACAAGTACAATTAATGAAATTGATGATAATGTTGATGATCTAATTACACTTACTGGTGTTGCAGAAAATACTACGGACCTTGGTACTTTTACTGGGGAAACACTTACCGACAACATTACCATTAAATCAGCTCTACAAGAACTGGAAACTGCTATTGAAGGACATATACCTGTCCTTGTTGATGTACACAACAACACTGGCTCAACCATTACTAAAGGTCAAGCGGTTTATGTTTCAGGTACACACACTTCTGGTAAACCTACTGTTGCCTTAGCTGATTCAAATGGAACCAATACTTATCCGGCTATTGGTTTGGCAAATGAAGACATCAGTGATGGAGTTGAAGGTTTTGTAGTAATTTCTGGTTATTTGGACCATGTTGATACATCTTTATATTCAGCTGGTGATCCACTTTATCTAAGTGAAACTACAGGTGATGTTACAACAAGCCGACCAAGTGCAGCAACTTCAGAAGTTCAAAAACTAGGTGTTGTTACTCGTTCACATGCCAATAACGGATCGATTCTTGTTATTGGCGCCGGTCGTACTAATGATGTACCAAATCAAATTACAACTAATAGTGACTTTACTGTTAATGCTAATATTATTGTTACCGGTACTGTTGATGGACGTGATGTTGCAGCTGATGGTACAAAGCTTGACGGTATTGCAGCAGGTGCAACCAATGTTACCGATAATAGTCAACTTACTAATGGTGCTGGTTATATTACTGGTGTAACTGAAAGTGACGTAACTGCACACGAAGGTGCTTTGACTATTGCCCAATCACAGGTAACCAACCTGACTACTGATTTGGCTGCTAAAGCTGACCTTGTTGGTGGTGTAGTCCCTACTTCTCAACTACCTTCACTTGCTGTTACTGAGTATCTTGGATCAGTTAGCTCACAATCTGCATTAACTAGTTTAACCGGACAAAAAGGTGACTGGGCTATTCGTACAGACACTGGTTCTACTTGGGTTATTACTGCAAATACAGGTTCTAATATTAGTGACTGGGTTGAGCTAGCTACACCTGCTGATGCTGTTAGCTCAGTCAACGGATACACTGGTGCTGTTGTTCTTTCAGCTTCTGATGTTGGTGCTGCAACGACAGCGCAAGGTGGATTAGCTGATACCGCTCTGCAACCAGGTGACAACATATCGTCTTTAACTAATGATTCAGGTTATATTACTTCAACTTTGACTCAAGAAGAAGTTCAAGACTATGTTGGCGGTTTGTTTAACAACGGTACGCATGATAACGTTACAATTACGTATCAAGATATTAGTAATCGTATAAATGTAGACGTTGCTGATGTTGATCTTTCATGGGATACTTCAAGTAATTCAATGGAATCTTCAACTGGACAAAGTGCCAGTATACCAACAGCCCAGGCAGGTAGTCATGACGGCTTGATGTCCGCAAACGATAAAAACAAGCTTAGTAATATTGATAATAACGCAAATTATTACGATGACTCTGATGTTAATCAGCTCATTGACACTAATAATGCTGCTCCTGGTAAATATTTAACCCGTAACGGTGCTAATACTAGCTATCAATGGGAAGATTTGGATGCAGATGAGGTTGATGATACATCTACTGCCCATAAGTTTACCACTGCAGCTGATATTACTAAACTTGCCGGTATTGAAACTGGTGCTACTGCAGATCAGACTGCTTCTGAAATTTTAACTGCAATCAAAACAGTTGATGGCACTGGATCTGGATTAGATGCTGATTTACTTGATGGTCAGCAAGGTTCTTATTACTTAGATTATAATAATTTTAGTAACACACCAACCATCCCAACTACTACAGATAACCTCACTGAAGGTACAACCAATCTTTACAGTCAATGGGATGACGTAACTGGTGGGATTAATTATGCGAGTGGCAACGTCGGGATTGGTTTAACACCAACTGCTAAGTTCCATGTTGCTGGAACGATTCAATCATCAGTCGGTTCTCATACCGCTCAGATGTATTCCGATGGCGGTGCTTCGTTTTTTACGTCTGTTGGTGCGTATCCAAGCGTTTTTTATACCAATGGCAGTGAAAGACTCCGCATCGATTCATCAGGACGTGTGGGTATCGGGAACTCAAGCCCGACCCAGGAGCTATGCGTTCGTTCGACCGCTGGAACAGAATCAGACATCCTTATTGAAGGGGACAACGGCGCAAGTGGTGGTCTAACTGTTTTTCATAACGCCTTTGATTGCGGCTTGTTTAACAGTTCAAACACAAGCATGAGGTTTTCAACAAACGGAACTGAACGCTTCCGCATTGGTCCAGCTGGTCAATTTGGTCTTAGCGGTGTAAACTACGGAACCTCTGGACAAGTCCTAACTTCAAACGGCTCTGCAAGTGCTCCTACTTGGCAAACACCAAGCGGTGGTGGAGGCGGCGGTGGTTTATTTGATAGCTACGCAATCTTCCAGCATAAAACAGCTGGCGATGGCGGCACTGCAACTGCTTCCACCTGGAACACTCGCCCTCTTAATAACACAGTTTTAGGGCAAACTTGGGCGTCTTTATCTTCAAACCGAGTAACTTTAGATGCTGGAGAATATTTAATTGAGTGGTCATCATGCACCTATGACAGCCATCTCAACCATTCGAGGCTCAGAAATATCACTGACAGCACCACTGCTGGAGTTGGAACATCAGGACGAGCAAGAGCTGGAGATGAGGACGCAAACGCTTCCGTAGGCGTAGCTTATGTCAATATCTCAGCATCAAAAACTTTTGAAATTCAACATTGGGTTGCTACCTCAAGAGCCACTAACGGACTCGGTATTGACACAACTTCAAATGAAGATAACATTTTTGGTTTTATAAAAATTATCAAACACGCTTAACTTTTTAAATTTATTTACGTAATTAATGACTGCTTTTACTTGGAACATTGCTCAACTGGAGCGCCGCTGTGCAGACGGAATTATTTTTACTGCTCATTATACGGTGAACGCCGCTGACGACACCTATTCTAGTGGTGCGTATGGTTCGATTGGTCTTGAAGCACCTGCTGAAGGCGATACTGTTATCCCGTTTGCTGATCTTACGTCTGACGTAGTGGTTGGCTGGGTTAAAGAAAAACTTGGTGGCGCTGAAAAGGTTGCAGAAATCGAAGCTGCACTTCAAGCACAACTTGATGAGCAACGTACTCCCACTAAGGCATCAGGTTTGCCCTGGACTGTCTGATTTAAACTATTTATTGGAAATTAACAATGATCACCCTTATTCGTCCAATTCTTTTTTCTTTCCTTCAATCTGAAAAAGTTAAACTCCTTATTGTTGATTTGCTAGCTAAACTAGCTGAGTCTACTGATAATGATATTGACGACAAAGCAGTTGAATTTGTTCGTAACGGTCTTTTCCCGAATAAGTAATGGACTTAGGTGAGCCACCGGTATTCCCGTCTATAAGGCTCCCTGAGCCCCTTCAATTACCTGTTCCGGTACTGGAGGTACCAAGGGCTGATTTGCCCTCTTACAAGCCCCTTGTGGTGCCTCCTAGCGACCTTAGACCACCACCGGGGATTGAACCAAAACAAAAGGACGAACCTCCTGAACAAACGTTACCACCTGCTCCACCAATACCTATACCACAAATACCTCAACCTCCTGAGGTAACTACAATTGATATACCTGGTACTGATGTTGAAGTACCTGTACCTAGTGGAGAAATATTGGTTACAGCTGCTACAACAGCTTTTGTTTCAGTTGCTGCCACCCTAACCGCTACTTCACTGTTTAAACATTGTGTATCTTTATTTAAACCAGTATTTAAACAGGCATGGAACAAGATCACAAAAAAGACGGACTCATCAAATTCATTGTCCTTGTCTGGTCTGCCGGACTCCTCACCGCATCATACGCAGGATGGATGAGTAAGATGGATCCTACTTATGTCGCTTCTATTTTAAGTGGCACCTTAGCAACATTTTCAATCACTCGTGAAAAGAATAAATGAAGAAACTTCTTCTATGTTTGCTGTTTGCAGCACCTGTATCGGCTCAAACCGTTACACCTAATTTTACACAAGGTAGTATGCAATCTACCTCAACCACTACTATTGATATTGACCGTACTATTGCAACTGAAGTGTACGGAGGAGATTACAAATCATGGTCTGGAACCAACGTAACACCCAGTGGTTCAATCGAAGACGCATCTACAACTTTTTCAGTAACCACTGCTGGAGATCCATTTCAACTAGAAATTATCAACAGGGTAGCAGGGATTGTCGAAACAACCGACATCACCGAAACCATCCAACAGGTTACCTCTACTACCTCCTTGTCAGTCTTCTCACAGTAACCGCAGGTTACACCTACGTAAGCCCAGCTTACGCAGAAGACCCAAAGGTACAGAACACTTCATCACCTGTAGCTGCTGCTACGGGTAATGTAACCAATCAAGCTGTGCAATTTCAAAACAACGGCGCACCTTCAAGACAATACTTTACAAATGGTAATTCTTGTAATGGTACAACAATGACATTCCAACCATTTTATATGGGTGGTGACGTACATACTGATACATATCAACGTACTAGTAATTTTGGGTTGCAGGTTGGTTTTTCTGTACCTTTAGATGGAGGTATGGTTGAGACTTGTAAACAGATTGCACGTCGTCATGAGCAAAAGATGCGTTTAGATTACGAACTAGTTCGAGCATTGAAATGCACCGAAATTATGAAGGCTGGTTTTACATTTCGACCTGGTAGTCGTGTAGAAGTGTTGTGCCACGATATAGTCCCTATTGTTGCCCTTAAAAATGATTGAAGCAGTAGTATCTGCTACCGTAGCTGCATTAGCAGCGGGCGCAGCACTTACAAACAGATTACACAACAGAATAACAGAATTAGATCGACGTGTTGATGCCTTTGAACTTCGTGTTGCAACCAATTATGTTCCACAAGAACAGTTTGGGGAAACAATGCGTAAAATGGAAGATCACATGATTCGTATTGAAAACAAGCTTGACCAAATGATTCTTAAGAGTAATTAGTAATGAAAAAGAAAAATAAACAAGTTGCTCAGGCAGGTCCTGGTTACAGACCACGTCCCGGTAGTGATTCTGGTGGTAATCAGGAACGTAGGGGCACTGACAAAGTATGGGATTCTCATATGCAAATGTGGGTACCAACCAGACGTGCTAGTACTAAGCTTAAAATTAAGAAAAACAAAGCATGAAAAAGAAGGCAACCGAAGACCAGTTCAACGAGTTGCATAATCTAGTTACGAAGGAGTTCCTCGCCCGTATTAAATCGGGTGAGGCAACTACCCAAGACTTGAAAGCCGCTTGTGACTGGCTAAAAACAAATGACATCAGTGGTGTCGCTCTTGAAGGTAGCCCACTGGATAAACTGGCAAACATCATGCCTCAAATTGACCCAGAACTTGTCCAAACGAGGCTTTATGGCAAGCAGAACGTCTGAGTACTACAAGAAAAACCCTAAAGCTGCAGCTAAACGCCGTAAGCAACAGGCTAAATATCAAAAACAGAAAAAGGTTGTCAAAAAACGAGTTGAGCTAAACCGTATTAACCGTCAAAAAGGTACCTACGGTAACGGTGACGGTAAAGATGTATCACACTGTAAAGATGGTGGTACTCGTATGGAAAAAGCATCTAAAAATCGTGCTCGTAACCGTGGCAAACTTAAGTGTAAAAAATGACCCCTCTGTTTCCTACCCCTGATTACTACTTGCAAAACTTGATAGCTATGACCTCACCAGAAGCTAAGCGCCTGTGGAGGCGCAGTATCAAGGAACATTTTGATCACACATGTATTTATTGCGGAAAGACTTATGACTTATCTCAACTATCTATTGATCACGTCCATCCTCGCAGTCGTGGGGGTGAAGACGTTGCAACGAATGTCGTATGTGCCTGCACCAGTTGTAATCAGGACAAAGGAAGCGAACCCGTCATCTCTTGGATGAGAGACAAATTTGGAGTTAATAGACTCCGTGAAAAACTTATTATGGAGTATATTACGTAATGGATAAAGAACTAGACAAGCTTCATGATTTAGCCCGTGCTATAATTAAACAACAATTTGATAAAGAACGGGCTTTACAGGCAGCAAAAGACCCTAGTTTTTCTGACTCACGTTTGAAAAAAATTCGAAAAGTTATGACTCAGCTGGATCAAAATCATAAGATCTACGCTGACCAAATGGATAACATTCTTTCACAGGGTGGTTCTACGCAGTATATGGGTGACCAGTTGCGTTCTGCTGTCCGTGGTGTCGAAGAATACGCTTTAGAAGCATTTAAACTTCTAGAAGACGATAGTGTACACCATAAAATTCAATCTAGAACTGGTGGTGACACCCTTATTGAAGCGCCTGGTGACCGGGTTCGTCGTGTTATGGCACGTCTCGAAGATCATTTTGGGATGGAATTTGGTAATGCTTTTGGACCTGGTGGTAACCTGACTGCTGACATGAGCCTGTCTAATCGTGCTCACAAATGGGATGAACGCGCACGCGGTCTTGAAAAACAATCAGGTGTCGGTAAAGAACCTACTAAAGCTACTACTGCTCACAGACGCTCTACCGCTGGATCTAGTAAAAACCTTACAGCAGCACAACTAGCTGATGATGATTCTTTGTTTGAAGCCTTGCGTGGCAATATTCAACAACAATTGGATGATGCTAAAGTAGGTGGGTTGACAGATGCACCTAGACAAGAACTGGTTAGGGCTTTGACTGATGATCCAATGGCATACAACCCTGCAGCTACGGCTGAAGATGTTGCTGCTACTAAATCACGAATTGCTGCTCAATCCGCCGAAGACCTTATAGATACGTATCGTGGTGGCTATGGTTTAGAAGTATCAAACGGTTCTATTAGATTTAATCGGGCACGTATGACAGCTCTTGCTGGTGCGGGTCTTGCTGGATTCAGCATGTTAGGTACCGCTGCTAGCGCTGCTGAAACTGTTGGTCGTGGACAGATTGCTGCTAAAACTAAAAATCCTATGGATTATTTGCAGACAGGTTTATCTGCTGCGTCACTTGCTGCTGATTTTGTACCTGTTGCTGGTGAAATAGTTTCTACACCTGCTGACGCACTTAATGTTCTTATTGATACAATTAGAGATCCAAAATCTTTAGCTGAAGGTGCTATGAAACGTAGACAGCAAGAAAGAAAGGAAAAATTACAATCCAAACCAGCTGATGCTCCAGAACGGATCCAATCTTTAAGCGCAGGATTTGCTAAGGGAGGCTTCTAAGCTCCTACAACCCACCTTAACCTATGAACACAGTAGAACTATTACAAAGCGACTTTAAACTGTTCCTACAAGCTCTTTGGAGTGAACTAGACTTACCTTCACCTACCCGTGCACAATATGCAATCGCTGACTACCTTCAACACGGTCCCAAGCGTCTACAAATCCAAGCCTTCCGAGGTGTGGGTAAGTCCTGGATTACCGGTGCTTTTGTTCTTTGGACTTTGTTTAACGATGCTGAGAAAAAGATAATGATTATCTCTGCCTCTAAAGAACGGGCAGATAACATGTCAATCTTTCTACAAAAACTAATCATTGAGACACCTTGGTTAGCCCATATGAGACCTAAGTCTGATGACTCTCGTTGGTCCAGGGTGTCCTTTGATATTAATTGTAGCCCTCACCAAGCACCTTCTGTTAAATCAGTTGGTATCACGGGTCAGCTTACGGGTAGCCGGGCTGACCTCATGATTCTTGATGACATTGAAGTTCCTGGTAACTCAATGACTGAATTAATGCGTGAAAAACTACTTCAACTCTGTACAGAAGCTGAATCTATCCTTACTCCTAAACAGGATTCACGTATTATGTATCTGGGTACACCTCAGACAACCTTTACAATCTATCGTAAGCTAGCTGAGAGGTCCTACAAGCCCTTTGTTTGGACTGCTAGGTACCCTAGGGCTATTTCTAAATACGAAGGGCTTCTAGCGCCTCAGCTGGCTGAAGATTTAGATAATGGTGCCGAACCTTGGGATGTTACTGATCCTGATCGTTTCGACAGCAATGACTTACTTGAACGTGAAGCTTCAATGGGTCGTAGCAACTTTATGTTGCAGTTTATGTTAGATACAAGTCTTAGTGATGCAGAAAAATTCCCCCTTAAAATGGCTGACCTTGTTGTCACCTCTGTTAATCCTAGCTCTGCCCCTGAAGCCGTTGTATGGTGCTCCGATCCCCAAAACGTCATCAAAGACCTCCCAACTGTTGGTCTCCCTGGAGATTATTTCTACTCTCCAATGCAGCTCCAAGGAAACTGGGATCCCTACACAGAAACAATCTGCAGTGTTGACCCGTCGGGTCGTGGCTCGGATGAAACGGCAGCAGCTTTTATCTCACAACGAAACGGTTTCTTGTACTTGCACGAAATGCGTGCTTATCAAGACGGATACTCAGATAAAACGCTTCTGGACATTCTAAAAGGATGTAAGAAGTATGGCGTTTCTAAACTTCTTATTGAAACTAACTTTGGTGATGGTATTGTTGCAGAACTTTTTCGTAAACACCTACAACAAACCAAACAATCCGTTGATATTGAAGAGGTGCGTGCCAACGTACGAAAAGAAGACAGAATTATTGATGCTTTAGAACCTGTTATGAATCAACATCGGTTGGTTATTAACCGTGATGTGATTGAATGGGATTTTAAATCTAATCCAGATGCTGCACCAGAAGAACGACTCCTATACATGCTATTCTATCAAATGAGTAGAATGTGTCGTGAAAAAGGTGCAGTTAGACACGACGACAGATTAGACTGTCTTGCACAAGGTGTTAAGTATTACACAGATGCAATGGCAATCTCTGCCTATGAACAAATGAAAATTGATAGGCAACAAGATTGGCAAGATATGAACGAAGCGTGGCTTGATGATCCACAACAAGCAGCTAATCATATGGCATTTGGTATGTCCTTAGAACAACGAAAAAAGGCAAGAATGCTTAATGGTGAAAAGTCAGTCCCCACCTGGGTTTAAATAACAGGACGGATGTATACAGGAGGAGGGAAGGGTGGACCCGAATCCTGGAGGGAGGAGTTCGAGACAAGCTCTCACTCCTCCTTTTATTAATGTCCCCGGGAATGGACATTCTGTAAGGACTGGCTAAAGCCAAACGACACAAAATTTACTTCCACCTGACTCTCTACCTATGATACCGTTAATTTTGTGAAACAAGCAATCTCTGATTGCGTTACTACTTATTATACTGTTCATTCTATGCACACCGCCACCCTTGTACACGTAACACCTGATGCTGAATCCTTGATTGCTTATATGGCACGGGTATCTAACCCTAACAACCAAGATAACCCTAACTATAAAAAGCTAATTAAATACTTGATTGAACATCGCCATTGGTCACCCTTTGAAATGGTTAATATGTGCGTAGAGATTGAGACAACCCGAAGCGTTGCTGCTCAAATCTTACGTCATAGATCATTCTCCTTTCAAGAGTTCTCCCAACGGTATGCACCCGTAACAAAAAAGGCTAACCTGCCCCAACTGCGTAGACAAGATATAAAAAATAGACAAAATAGTATTAATGATCTAAATGAATCAACCGTTGCTGACTTTAATGCTAAAATGGATGGACTGTTTGACCTATCTCAACGCCTCTATGATGAAATGTTAACCGCTGGTGTAGCAAAAGAGTGTGCAAGAGACATCTTACCCCTCGCTAGCCCTACAAAACTCTATATGAACGGTACTCTCCGCTCTTGGCTGCATTATACTGATCTAAGATGCGCTAACGGGACTCAACTGGAGCATAAACAGATCGCAGATCAAGTTAAATCACTCATTGAACAGCAGTTTCCTACTGTTTATGCTGCTATGTTCCTTTGTTGATCATGGGCTAACCTGGGTGAAAAATGGTAAAAATTTGTCAGCCCTATCTGCTAATAAGAATTACAAATAAATCCCCCATGGGGGGTCTACTTATTCCTATGTAATCGTAATTAATTAGTATAAACAATTAGTCCCGCTCGCACTTCGTGCTCGCTCGTTGTCACCAACCATGATGGCACTGATTGATACTGGGCAAACCAGGATTGCAAGGGAGCGAGCGTAGCGAGCGGGCAGGATTGCACATGCTAAATGTTATTATGATAATGGTTCTCATTGTCAAAACATCTGTTTGCCCATATTAGTACATCTTATGCATTATTACCCATTGATGAGTATATTGAGATTGGTGTAATCAGGGGTTGACTTATACCGCCATTGGTGCTATGCTTACAGCATCGACAATCAAGGAGTGACAATGATTCACACAGACAAATACTATGCACAACCTACTGTGTTCAAGTTAACGACATGTTTGGATGACAAATTGATTCAATTAGATACACATGGTAATGTATCTAAAATGCAATCAATCACTGGTAAGATTGGCAACACTTATATGCGTGCTGTCAGTTATGTTTCAAACGATGCTGCAACTTATCTCTGAGGTTAACTAATGAAAGAACAACAAGTTTATACTCTTCCGACTGAACTTGCTTCACTATTTATCAATGGTGATTGGAGTATTGTTGACTACATTGATGATGAACATTACGAAGAAAGTATCAATGCATTTCTCAAAGAGTTAGAGTTTGATGGTGTTGATATTATCGACATTGTTGAAGACACAAACCGTTTTGTTAAGTATCACGACATGATGGATTATGGCGTGTTAGCGTGTGATTGTTCTGATTATCTTGTGGGTTAATTGATGACAACTACATCAAAGAAAGTTAAACTCAAAGAAGTCACATTCACGCGTGGTAGTAAACCAATCAAGACGCTGTTGTGGTGTAACAAAGTGCCAAAGGGTAAGCGTAACAAACCTGCCAAGATTAATGGTGTTCAGCATCATGAAATCAGCGACAGTGTAGAACACACGTACTACCAACCAGTTCGATAGGTGTGTCGTGTGACACGCCACTAAGTGTCCACCATCACTTGACTTTTGAACCATCCTGTGTCATTATATAAGGGTGGAGAGGACAAGCGCCAACGCACTCTGCCAACGCTAACTTGTCCAATCCAACAACTGTCCACTACCGCTTGACTTTCACCCGATTCTCTGCCATACTACGTACATGATCAACCGCACCGCTCTCATCACTGCTCTCACTAATGACTATGTGTCTCTTTGTCTTGAGGATCCATGCGACGACGACTTAACTCCTGATGCGTATCGTGCTCATCTTGACTTATACACAGATGCACAACTTATCGACGAGTCTGGTGTAGATTTTGACGACGACTACACACTTGACGACTACATCCAACTGCATTCTTGACTGTTACTCTGAGGATTACGATCCTCTCAGTAGCACTCAAACGCTACACTTTATCCACTCTATTCACATTCATTCACACATGCTCATCAAGCGTACTTCTGCTGCCATTCACTGCATCAGCACCGACTTTCTCAACGGTGTAGTTGATGTTATGTTCAACAACGGTAGTGTTTATCGCTATTCCAATGTGTCACGTCGTGCTATTGCTAACCTGCAGCTGCAACGTAACATGTCTCTTGGTTTCTGGGTTAACAACAACCTGCTTGCAAACAAGCGAGTCAAGTCAACTCAAACCTATGATCAAATCCCTACGTTTGCCTGATAACTAGTTTCACATTCACACACGGATGCAATCTCATTGCATTCGATTACTTTTCACCCTTTATTTCATCATGTTCTTTAAGCCTAACACTCTCAACTCTTCCATCGTTCGTAACATCCTGCTCAATCCTTCTACCAATCAAGTTATTGTTCAGTTCAAGAATAACAGCAAAACCTATCTCTATGACAACGTAAGTGTTGATGCCATTACTGATGTTTTCTTTGGTGAAATTGAGTCGTTTGGTAAGTTTGTCAATGCATACTGCAAACCCAACATGACAACTGTTATCGGCTGAAGGCATCGCCTTTGGCTCTGCTGAGTTCTTGTCACTAACGCTACACTAACGTGTCGCTAATTAAACAACACATTTACAACACTATGCTTCTTGCTCCTTCCATGTCTGACTATCAACAACGCGTGTCTGAGTTGTTTGATACTATTGATCCTGATCGTATCGAGCACTTTATCAACGAGCTAGACGATTGGGGTATCAATTGTGAAGAACACCTCGACGATGCTTACTATGGTTGTTATCCATCAACTGACGGATTTGTCGAGGATTTGTGTGAAGATTGCTACGCAGATGTGATTCGTTCGATGCCTACGTTCATGCAAACTGCGTTAGATTATGAACTCATGTGGCATCAATCTTTCCAACACGATTTCTTTACTATCTACGATCGTGATTCTGGTGATTACTATTTCTTCAATCGTAACTTTTGATTGAATTACAAATAGGTGGCACAGGTTGTCACCTATCCCACTTCACATTCATAATCCCAAGGACGCAGAATCAAATGCAATGGTCTGAATCAACAATTATCCTGTCTATTGTTGGGATGGTTGGCTTGTTTAGCACTGCTATCATTTGGCAACGTGCAAACCGTATCACCTCTAACTATTACAAGAAATGATGCTAGAAACAGAGCGACAGAAAATGTGGCGTTATTACACCACAGATGACGACCAGGCGCGGTGGTTACTTGCGCCCAATTTAGAGCACGCCTTGTGGGCTGCTGCTGAATTGTCCGGTGGCACTAGTAAACTTCGCAATGTTATTTTAGACGATGACCAATGGTAAACCCGAGTTCCCAAACAATTGGCAAGAAATCTATGATGCTGACCCTGATGAGTTTGGAACATGCACATTCGGAGAGTTTATGCAAGCTACCGCATTGTGGTCCATACCATCCTCTCACAGCTGCATCATGCGTGTGGAGAACACAGACACAGGCAAGGTAAAAGAGTACGCTTACAGGCGCACACATGCGGCAGTGAAGCGCA